CGTGCCTCCTCGTAGGATCGACACGCCGCTTGTCGAGTGTTTCAGTTTTGCCCTGCTGCAGGAAATGGCGCTATTCGGCCTTCAGGTCAATGGTCTTGTAAAAATGGTTCAGCTCGATCACCTTCATCTTGCCGTCCGGCTGCATTTGGAAGATGGCCTCGCACGACATGTCGACGCTTCCGAGGTCGATGCCAATGATCTTGGGAGCCATGGCTTCGATCTGCTTTCTTGCGATCTCGGCATTCGCGTCGACGGGCTCGCGGCGTCTGAACAGTGATCCGAAAATGTCCATGCTCATGTCTCCGATTTTAGGCCGGGCACGTGCTCGATCAGCGATGTGTCGAGCGCGATCTGCCTGGCGTTCATGTTGGCATCAAACCATAGCAGCTCGGCAACGTCGGAATCGTCGTTCTGGACGTGCAGCTTAATCACAAGCATCGATGGTGAGCGGATGTGCTTGGCGCGCACAACGTCGCCGACTCTGATGGCTTCCTGCATGCTTATTCCTCTTTCAGCGGCGTTTCTTGTCGGATGCTGGTCGCTTCGGTGGTGGCACCTGGCCCGGCATCGTCGATATTCCAGCCTCGGCAGCAGCCTCGATGAATGCATCGCGCGCCGCATCGCCGCCGGACTGCTCTGTAAGAGCCTCGAGGCACGCCGTCTGCGCTCGGATCCACGCATCACCACGTTGATCTGCCGGCCACAGGTTCAGCAGCATGTAAGCCAGATCCTCGACGTTGTGCGCTGTCCTGTACCTGCCGATACCGTGCACTGCTGCGGCGAGCGGCGCTATGGGGATTGGGGATAGGTCATCGTCAGCCATGGCGATCATTCCTCAATGATGCGGACTGGCCGCTTGGTCACGTAGGATGTCCGGAACCAGTCGAATTCTATGCCTGCAGACGCGGCTGCGCATGCCATGTTGTAGCGTTTGCGGGCCATCGGATCGATGTCTTTGCCCGGGCGCTCGAAGTCCTTGATTGCCGCTGCGCTGAACCCGATCAGGGGCGCCAACTGCTCGCGGGTCAGCTCCATCTTCTCCACGCGCCACCATTTGCATTTCTCGTGCTCTGGCGCGTCTTCTGTGGGCCTGTCCATGCTGGATCCCTGCTTGCTGGCAATTTCGGCAACATGCAGATTTTGGCTTACTGTGTCCATGGTCAGTGCGCCACCCCATATTCGGCGGCAAGCTGATCCAGCCAAGCCATGCCTTTACGGGCCATTGTGCGGTGGTTCTCCTTGCAGCAGCTGTCGTTCATGCGCTCGGATATGCTGCGCCAGCTCTTCCACAGTCGGGCAATCGCAAGCTCTAATGCCTCATCGAACGATTCCCAGGTGCCATGGAACGGGCCACCATGCCCACAGTATCCGCCGAAATTGTCGCGGGTTGTGTATGCCCAAGTGCCATCGTCATTGCGCATGATGCCGATGTGCCCATAGCTCCACCCTTTCTTGTCCAGTTCGATCTTGAACCACTTCGGAGTGGTATCCATCGGCGCCGGTGGCGCTGAATTGAAGTTGAATGAAAGCTGGCCTGCAAGCTGCTGCGCCATTGCTCGTTACCTCGGATTGGTGGTAAAAGCGGGCATCCTTTCTGTGAGGATAGCCCGCAAGGGCGGAAGGCCGAGCGCTGGCAAATCGCTCGGCCTTATTCGTTTCAGGCGGCAATCACGCGGCGCGACAGGACTTCGTAAAAGCGCTGCTGTGTGTCCCAGTCCGGCGCGCTCGCATACACGGTGCCGTCGTCGCGCTCTGGGTAAACGGTGATCTTGTCGGCTGCTTCATCGCCCCAACGCTTGCGAAATGACAGGATCGCGCCATCGACGAGGCGGCGCGACGTGCGGCGCTCGGTGAACACATGATCAGCGCCAAAGCTCACGCGCTCGGCCTCGGCAACAGGCTTGAAGTGCTTGGCCTTGCTGTAAATGCCGCCGCTGCCCTCCGTGCCGCTCGTCTGCGCAAGCGTGGCTGAACCATCAGGCATCAGGAATGCCGTCTTGTTGTATTTCATGTCGATCATGCCATCAAAGCCGGATCCTTCGAACGCCTTGACCACGGCGTTGACCATGTCAGTCGTCGGGCCATCGATCCAATCGACGCGGATGGATGCGCCACCTGAATAGACATGCGAGCGAACGCCGAACTTGATGCCGGGGAACTTGGTCTTGAGCTGCGAGCGGATGAGCTTGGCGGTATCAGCGCAGGAGAGATAACGGGTCATCGTCGTCACCCCTTACGCTGCCACGTGCCAGACGGCGCGGGCGAATGCATAAGGCTTCTCTTGGGTATGAGAGCCAGTGGCGACATTCTGCAGATCAATCGTGATCTTCTTCCGGCCATAGTGCTTGACGCGATAGGCAATGCCTTCGCTGGCGTAGCTGCCATTGGGCTTGCGGTCGAAGATGATGATGGAGCCATCAGCGGGGATATTCATGGTGATTGTCCTTCTGTGAGTTGATGTGAACCGGCTGGCATCCGGTAAGCACATACAAGCACATGCCTCCAATCGTGTCAATAGGCATAGGTGCTAAATATCTATTTAGCCGCCATTTATGGCTATTAAGCACCCGCTATAAGGGCCTTCCAAATAGGACGAATGGATATTAACCACCCCTCTCTTTTAGAGACCACCTCCGAAGATGAACAGGCGTCATTGATTTCATTGAGTAATTTACCTGTGCTTTGACAACGATTTCGGCGGCATGCTTCCATCGCGCGGCTCTCCCCTCGCAATGCACCCACAAGCGTCTCCAGAAAGGACAGAGCGCAAGCGATGGCCTACCCCTCCAAGCAGACAAGATCTGCTCTTGCCCCGGCAGCGCAGAAAGCGGCCGCTCTCCTCAAGAAAGAAAAAAAAGAGCCCGTCGTCACCGAGAAACAGCGGGCAGCAATCCATGCCATGGTGTTCGAGGGCCAGAAGCGCCCCGATGCAGCGAAGACAGCAGGAATGCACGACGAAAGCCTTCGCCTCGCTCTCACCAAGCCCAACGTACTTGCCTATCTGAATGAGTGCATGGAGGTGTTGAGGACAAGCCTGCGGCCTCGGGCGCTACACACGATGGGCGAGCTGCTCGACGACAAGAACAGCAGCGTGAAGTTCAAGGCGGCTGAATACCTTGATGGGCAGAACCGGGGAACACACACGGTCGGCGCGACACAGGTCAATGTGCAGGTCAACAACACGGTGAACGTGACGCCTGGTTATGTCCTCGATCTGCGGCCGGAAGATGCACGCCAGATAGAGCATCTGAGGGCACATGAGGATAACGCCTTACTGCATAACGCAGACGTTCCCGAGGATGAGTGAGGAACGCGGCCCCGTACCCGGTTCGTTCTCGATTTCGAGCCGCATTGACGGGGGTGGGGGCAAAACTCGGCGTGAAATTCCCAGTTCCACCCTCACACAATATTCGGCTCATTCGGGAACGCCGGACTGGAATTTTTTTCACCTTACGGAGAAACGCGATGAACTGGCTGTGGTTGGATTTTCTGATATTCGGAAACGGCTTTGGCATCGGCGCCCCAGCGTTCCCACAAACCTTCACATGGTATGAAGGCCGGTTCTATTCGTGGATTGGCGGGTTCGGAGCTCAACTGCAGTCTTTTGAGTGGCGTTGCCCGCCAGCAGGCACCCGCCGCCGGATCGCGGGGAGAGATTACCGTGTTTTCAATGCTTCGAGGCGGTGGCTGCGATGCCGGGTAGCATGGGAGCTTTGCCGGTTCCCGCATGACATCAACGAAGCCAACGCTCTCCTGCCGGTGCTGAAGCGTGAGCTGCAAGAGGCATACATCTGACCATGTGCCTGTGCTTTGCCGCATTTCCCGCCATTCCCGATGATGCATCCATCGAAGCACATGATGGAGATGATGATGCGCCGCGTTTTCTGGAAGACCGTAATCATTCTCGGCAACACGCTGCATAAGGCTGCCGGCGTCCGGTGATTGATGCTTGAAGTCATCGAGCCGGAACGCCCGGTCACACTCCCGAAGATCGAACTGGATCCGCAGGGCCGGAAGATTTACCGGCCCGACGGCGCTGTCCTGCGCGACTTCCTTCGTTGCCGGCAGCATGTGAGCGTTATCCGCGGCTCGATCGGTTCCGGCACGTCGACAGCCTGCATCATGAAGATGTGGATGATCTCGTGCGAGCAGCGGCCGAACGGCGATGGCGTGAGAAAAACGCGCTGGGCGGTCTGCCGCAACACCTTCCCTGATCTGAAGAACACGACGGTGAAGTCGTGGCTCGATTGGTTCCCGGAGGAGATGTACGGGCGGTTCTACTGGGACCGGCCTTTCAAGCACATCATCCGCATCGGTGATGTCGAGATGGAAGTGATCTTCCTGGCGCTCGACAGCGAAGACGATATCCGGAAGCTGCGATCCTTCGAATTCACCGGCATCTGGTTCAACGAGCTCGAATTCATCGAAAAGGCGATCGTCGACGAGGCGGAATCGCGAACTGGTCGCTACCCGGCGGTGAAGGACGGCGGCGCGACGTGGGACGGTGTGATTGCCGACATGAACGCGCCGCGAGAAGATCATTTCATCCCGCTGATGATGGGCGAGGTTCCGTTGCCCGATGATTGGACGGAAGAGGAGCGGCTTTCGTATCGGCGCCCGGACAACTGGGGCTATCACGTCCAGCCGCCGGCGATGCTCGAGATCAAGGACGCCGGCGGCACCCTGACCGGCTACAAGATGAACCCGGTCGCCGAAAACACGAAATGGCTGAAGCCTGGTTATTACGCGGAAAAGATCAAGGGCAAGACGAAGCAGTGGATCGATAGCCGCGTCCTGAACAAGATCACGGTCTATGTCGACGGCAAGGCGGTCTGGCAGCAGTTCAACGAGGATTCGCACGTCTCGAAGACTGCGCTTGAGCCTATTCCCGGCTGGCCGGTCTATGTCGGGCTCGATTTCGGCCGCAATCCGGCGTGCGTCGTCGGGCAGCTCGTCAACAATCGCTGGCGTGTGTTCGCTGAGGTGACGGCCCGCGATGCCGGTGCATCGATTTTCGCACCGCTGGTCAAGCAATTGCTCGATCGCCGCCTTGGCGACTGGCACGTTTCATCGCGGCATGGTTCCGGGACCGGCTTTCAGGTCGAATTCTTCGGCGATCCCAAGGGCGATGACGGCACACAGGCCGATGAAAATACGGCATACGACGTTTTTCGCAGCTTCGGCATGCCGGTTCGCCCGGCGCCGGTGAAGAACAACCACATTCAGACCCGCATTGAGGCTGTCGAGTACGCCATGATTACCATGGTGAACGGTGCGCCGCGCTTTCTGGTCTGTGGCGTGAACTGCCGGACGCTGAAAGTGGCGTGCGCCGGCGGCTATCACTTCGCCCGTATCAAGGGCACATCCCGGCATAAGGAAACTCCGGAGAAAGACCGCTATTCCGACATCGCGGACGCCTGCCAGTACATGGTTTTGGGCGCTGGCGAGGGGCGTGTCGTGTCCGGCGGACAGCGTAGCGGCTCGAAAGGGCCTGTTGACATCAAGGTTCACAAGAAATCGAGGCGGCGCGGTGGTTTCTGATCTACTTCCTGGCGGATTAAAGCTCGATGATTGCGAGCCGACGGACTGGTTTGTGTCATTCGACACAAGAGCATCGAAACGATGGATCAGATGGCTCGCGATGGGCCGGTACAAGCATGTTTCATGCTTCGGATTCGTCGAACGGGCGCAATCATGGGTGTTTTTCGACTTCCATCTTGACCGCACGCGGATATTTGTCGTCGGCAACCATGAAGCCGATATCATGATCGGCGAATACAGCACCGGCAAGACCATCGTGCGCATGGCAAAGCCCCTGATGCCGGATTTCAACTTCAACATCAGCGCCGGGATGTGGTGCGTCCCGGCCGTCGCTCACATCATCGGTCTCAAGACCTGTGCTTTGCGACCGGATGCCCTTTTTCGGCAATGTCTTGCCAACGGTGGCGAGATTATTGGCCCGGAAGGTAGCGAAAATGAAGTCCCCCCCAAAGCCGAAGGAAGATCCGGAGCTGAAGCGCCAGCAGGCAGCGGCGGCGCAGGAGAAGGTGAACACGATTCAGGACCGGCTTTCGACCGAGACTGATCAGGCATTGCGCTATTTCGGCACCCGCAAGGCTTTTGCCGGCACGTCTTCCTCGACATCGCCTCTCAGCGGCATGTTCAAGTGATGAGGAGCCGGTGTGGCTAATCTCACGGAAAATAAGCAGGCATCGCAGTTCCCGGATAAGTCGGTAACGGAAGAAGCATGCCGTCGCCTGGCCGACGCTCGGGCGCAAAAGAACGATTCTCGCCTCGATCTGCAGGAAGCCTATTTCTTCACTCGTCCGCGTCTGTCATTCAACGTTCTGTCGACGGTGAAGGCATCGAAGGTCCGCGATGACAAGCAGGAAGACCTTGCAACCGGCATCGGTTCGGAAGTCTCCGAAGATTTCGCGACGGAAGTTGTCGCTGCCTTTTTCCCGCAAGGGACGAATTGGGTTTCGACCGAACTCGACAAATCCGAGTTGCAGGATGTTGCGCCTGAAGCAGTAGCCGACCTTCAAACGGACGCGAAGAAGCGCGACGAGATCATCTTCTCGGCGATCAGAGCATCGAATTTCGAAGCTGAGCTTGGCACGACACTCGATCCTCATGCTGCCGTCGGCACGGTGGCATGGTGGATCGAAAAGCCGTTCAACACGCGGCCGACGAACGTCACCACGGTTCCGCCTGTCGAGCTCGAGATCAACGTCGAAGCTGATGGCAGTATCGGCGACCGATTCCGTGTCCGGCATGTTCGCGGCATGAAGGTCGCATCCGTCATCCCTGGCATCACTTTGCCCGAAAAGGTGGCGAAGAAGATCAGGGATGAGAAG